ATACTTCTTGCTTTTCCTGGTATTCTTTTCAGCCATCCTCTTTCCTCTAAGTTATTAATATAAACATTAACAGAATTTTTTGATTTTAAACCTACCGCCACCTTAATCTCATCGTAAGATGGCGATATAGTTTTCTTTGCAATATAACTTTTAATAAACTTAAAAAGTTTTAGTTGCTTTTCAGTTAAGCCATATTGCTGCATTGTTTCCCCTAAAATTGATTTGCAAATCCATCATCTGCTGGCTTATCTCCGCCAGTTTTCTTGATGGTAATTTTCAAATCTTTATTTTCTTGGATATAACAAGATGCCTCGCACCAAGTACCATTAATCGTAAAGTTTTTACGATAAGGTTTCCCAGATTTTTGATTTATCTTTTCACTATCCACCAACACCAAGTCTGGTCTTTTATCTCCAGCTTGTTTGTCAGCATTCCTTTTCATTGAAAAGGTTGCGATCCAATTAGGATCTTTTGGTTTTTGAAAGTCAGCCATATATTATCCTCCGTTAAATTGCTGTTTTCTATCTAAAAAGGATTTCACTAATGTTTGATACCTTTTTAAATCTTGTTTCTTTAGCTCTGCTAAAAAATTCTTATTTTGACTTGCTATCTGATCTAAGTTTGCTTGATGACTAGCGTTTTTAATTCTTTCTTCAATGATGGTTGCTTGGTTTAAATCAACACCATTATTTTCATTATAGTTTTGTTTTTTATTATCTAGTTCTACGTCTGAATAAACTTCTCCGTGAATACCAAGAGCTTTTAATATTGCTCTATCAACGCTGCGTTTTTCAGCAACTGCTACAGGGTAGGGGAAATCGTTATTTAAAGGAGATACTTCTCCAAGTGAATAAAATGTTTTGGCATTGTATTTAGCTCCAGCTTTAACTACTGCACAACCTTTTTCTAAATTACAATGTATTAAATTAATATCAGTTTCAATGCCGTATAAATTTGCTAATTTTTCTACTTCTAAATGTTTAATTGCATATTTACTTGAACCAATCTTCCACATACCACCATTTGCTTTTAGTTTAGCAAGATAAGGTTTAAGTGTGTTTAAATGTATTACTTTAGACATAAGAACTTTCTGATAGCCAGATGTATGAATGAAGGGAAAGATTACTGCCGTAATTAAAACCCTTGTCTAACATCTCTGTTAAACGCATCTGGCTACCATCATTAGTAAAGAGATAACTTATAACTAAGAGGGAGATAAGAAAAACAATCAATATAAGGAGCAAACCTTTTGATTTGTTTTTTTCCTTCACTAATTTTTTTTTGAGCAGCCACATTTGAGGATTAATCATTGAGTTATCTTCTCTCATACCAAACCCCATAGTTTCATTGCTGCTTGCTTGTGATCCCCTAAACCATTCCAAAAGAAATGTTCAAAATCACACGGAATATCTTGATGCCAAGTAGTTTTGCCAGCGTGGTTTTCCATAACTCTTTCTCTACGCTTTGCAACTATTGCCATTTTATTTAATTGTAATTGTAAATTTTCTGGTTTTAAATCATCACAATTTTCTGGAGTAAAAAGATTATAATCTTTTTCAGAAAGAACTAATAAATGTGGTTTCTTTTTTTTATTATTTGCTAACCAGTAAAAAGCAACTTGTAAGATATGATCTTGCCAACCTAAATAACCTTCATCTATTTTAGGTAAAGAATAATTAGATGTACCATCTTTTTTTGGTCTGTTTTTTTTTCTCCATTTAGTTTTTATTTCAACAAAATTGTTTTCATCTTCTATGTCTATTCTACCGATACAAGGCAAAATACAATTAGGTAATTCTAAACTAACAGATCTTTCACATTCAATAGGAGATTTTAATCCTACTTCTTTTAAACCAAATTTTAATTGTTGAAATGTTAATGCTAAACCTTGTCTATTTATTTCATGCTGCGCTTTATCAGCCTCGTTAGCTGGATCATATAAAGTAAATTTTTCTATAATTTTATCAAATATTTTTCTTTGTGGCGGAATAGGGTTTTTAACTAAACCTTTTCCTTTTACATATTCCCAAACATAATTACCAAATTGTAATTGCGCCATATCGCCAATACAAACTCCACTAAACATTTTAGAATTTATAGGTAGCTCACGTCTTTCTTCTTGGGATAGGTATAAATATTTATAACCCCAAATATCATCATTTGAATTTAGTTGAGAAGGGGAGTGATGGTTGATGCCGTAAAGCTCAACCCACTTAGGTAATTCTTTTATATTGTCTAAAAAATCGTCTTTTTCCATAAACCGAATCAACAGAACAATTAGTAAACATTTGTAGATTCTTGTCAATACAAAATATGGATATATCCATAGAGGTATGGATATTAGGAATTATGGATATTTATAACAACTCTGGATAGTATGTGGCTTTTTCTGGTACACAAATTTCTATATCTTCTGCGTTAAATTTTTCGCAATTTTTATTAACTGGTTTTCTTGTAATTGGATTTATAATTTTTAAAGTACCATCATCATTAGTTTTAACAATTCCTAAAGTATCATTATTTGATCCAGTTTTTCTTTTCCATTTTTTTGAAGGAGTAACAAAACAAACTTTATTAATACTTATGCTACTAAATTTATTAGCTTGCTTTGGAATATCAAATAAATATATTTTTTTATGGTTTTCTGTACCTGGAGCCACAAATTCAATAGCTTTTACATTGGGTTTATAATAATCATAAGGTACTAATATAGGGTGTTGTTCATCTTTAGAATAATTTTTAACAATACAATTATTGTTAATATAAAATTTTAAAATAATTACTTTTCTTGTTTGCATTATATCTACTGGATGACAATGTAAAACTTCAGCTATTTTAATAGCATTATCCCAAGTAATCTCTCGGCTATTCTTGGACCAACGATTGATTGTAGTTTTATCTCTTTTTAATGCCGTTGCTAAATCAGCTTGCGACATATTTTTTTCTACTAATAATCTTTTTAATTCAGCCATAGTTTCTTGTTGGTGTGTATTATTTATAATACGCAGTTCTGGTTTATTTATTGTCATATTGTCAATTAATAGTATATAGGGAAATAAAAGCAAGAACTATTTGCGAGTTCTTATCAAAGTTGTATAAATATTCAGTTTTTAACACGATTTCCACATCAAATATGGATATATACTTGTCAAATTGGTAATTATCCATATAAGGAAATCATGCAATTAGAAACATTTAGAAAATCAAAAAATCTATCACATAAAAAGCTAGCTGAATTTTTAGGAATTAAAGGCACGTCTCCTGGATCAACTGTATTTCGTTGGTGCAACAAGGAGAGAATACCTCGACCAGAATTTATGAAACTGATCTCCCAAAAGACAAAAGGAAAAGTCAAACCTTCTAGCTTTTATGAGTAGAAAGAAAAAGAAACTAACAGGAACCATTGATGATTATCCGTTTGTTGAAGTTAAGTGGCTTGATACTACTGCTGACAACTCTTGGATGTCAATCGCAAAAGCAATTAGACTTAAACCCAGTATCTGTTTTAGTAAGGGGTATCAATTACTTAAAACAAGAGAAAAAATCACAATCTTTGCCGACTATTCCATTGATGACGATGGAACGCTTGAAGTAGGAAATCTAAATACAATTCCTGGAGCTTGGGTACAGGAAGTTACGGAGATAGTGATTAAATGAAATATTTATTTTTATTTGTTGTTGCAGCTGTAATTTTATTTCCAAAGGAAACACAAAATCAAACAATAGATATTTATAAGGTTGAGTGGGATAAATTTTGTAAAACTTATATGAAGTGGGTTAATAAATATCCAAATAGTTTATCTGCTGGTTGTTGCGACTACGATCATCCTTCAAATGATAATTTAAAAAAGGAATATTTAGGAGATCCATTATTAGTATGTGGATATTGCATTGGGGAGTTTTGTTATGGCTGATATTTTAGATAAAAAAGATCTGGAAATTAAAAAACTTAATGAAGCTAATAAAAGGTTGGTTGAGGAAAACTCTAACTTTCAAATAATTAGCAAGTCTCACAAGGAACTAAATGGGGATTTGCAAAAGAAGTTATCTGCTGCCGAATTTAGAATTAAGGAATTAGAAGTTAAGTTAAAAAATCAATTAAAAGAATTTAGGAATAAAGGGGATCTGTGAATGTACTTGATTTATTTTCTGGCATTGGTGGTTTTAGTCTTGGTTTGGAAAGCACGGGATTTTTTAAAACTATTGCTTTTGTTGAAAAAGATAAATTTTGCCAAAAGGTATTACGAAAGAATTTTCCAAATATACCCATTGAGGATGAAGTAAGAAATGTCAAAGGAGAAAGATTTAAAGCAGATGTCATTACTGGAGGATTCCCATGCCAACCATTCTCCGTTGCTGGAAAAAGAAGAGGAACAGAAGATGATCGCTTCCTCTGGGATGAAACTATTAGAATTGTATCCGAGCAAAAACCAAAATGGTTCATTGGCGAAAATGTTGATGGCATTATTAACATCCAAGACGGCTTGGTGTTCAGACAGATCCACGATGACTTGGAAAGCGAAGGTTTCGAAGTGCAAAGTCTTGTTATTCCAGCTAGCGGTGTCGGTGCGTGGCATCAAAGAAAAAGAGTGTGGATTCTTGCCTACTCCAAACACAATGGATCACATAGATCGAAAGGGAATGAGACCATCGAGAGCAGCAACCAATCGAAAGAGTGGTTATTTATCAGAGATGATCAAGATGTACCCAACACCTACACAGGATGCAGCATCAGAAAGAACGAAGAAGTACAAGCAAGGGGGGATGCCATTGACAGTAGCGGCAAGAATGTTTCCAACTCCAACAAATTCAGAACACAAATACAGACTAAAGGGAAACACACAAGCATCGAATTGCCTAGAAGCAAAAGCACGGAAAGTTGGTGGCAAACTCAATCCTCACTTTGTAGAGTTCCTGATGGGGTATCCTATGAATTGGACAAAGATAGAACCAACAGAATTAAATCACTCGGAAACTCAATCGTTCCCCAAATCGCAAGAGAAATCGGAAAAGCTATAATGGAGGTAGAGCTTGGCTAGGGATATTTATTTTAAGGATGTAAAGTTTTCAGCTTATTCTTTATGGCATAGAGCATTACCTCAAAAGCTCGGAATGATTGACATTGATGGCTGTGGAACTTGTTTAAAATGTAAAACTCCTTTGTATTTAGCTGAAACTGCTTTTGATGTGGGTCAGCCGTGGAAAGCAACTAGAACAACTCAAAAGTTAGCCGAATTAGCTGGTCTGCCAAGTTTCTTGGTTTTTTATAAGGTTGATGGCTCGTCTATTACGTCATTTAGAATTAAGCAGCTAACACCTTATAAGTCTGAGGAGATGTTTATGATGCCGGATGGTTGGTTGCAAGTGATGCAATTACTCCAAGAACGGCACGATTTAATTTGTGAGGGGAAGAGATGAGTTTATATTTCGTTGGCGATATAAATATCCTGGCTGATAAACGTCTTAGTTCCATAGATGTTAGGGTTTATTTTGCGCTAGTCTCATTTATGAATAAAGCGGATGGTAAATGCTACCCAAGATATGCCACAATTCAAAAGCGAACTGGGTTATCAAGGCGTTCCATACAAAGATCAGTTAAACACCTTGCCAAGCTACAGTTGATTAGTACGAAACGGCTAAGTTCTAGTAATTTATACCTATTAACACGGCAGAAAATATTACAAGAAAACATACAGAAAAGAGTGAGGAGACTCGTTGGCTCTTCTGATGAGCCAAATAGTCGTATATTAATAAAACCATCTTATATAACCAGTAATAGGTTTAATAATAGGAATAACTATAATAGAGCATCGGTCTACACCCCAACTGCTAAACATTCTATAGAATATGAAGGGGAAACATATATAGAATGTGGAAGAGAACACCCATACATAGAATATAGAAACAAAAAAGGGAATTTAATCCGAAAACATATATTTAAGAAGGATGAGCCAATAAAAAAGTTTAGTGCCATCTTGAGGGTGGCATGAAGTTAAGAGCTGGAAAGATAATAGAAATCTTTGAAGTTGCTGGTACAACTGAACGTTTAATGCCTGGTTTAAACGCCATAAAACCTAAAACTCCTAAAATGTATGATATTTTAAAGATGAGCCATGATCCAAAGGATCTTGGGTTTTGGCAGAAAAAGGGTTTAAAACTTAGAGCAAACTCAAAACAGATAGCTTGCTGGGAGCTGGCTATAGACTTATTAGGAAAAGCTAAAGCTAATGATAGGAAATTAATTTGGAAGAGAGCAAGGAGATATTCTTGGGTTGCTCTTGCCAGAATGTTTGGTTGTCATAGAGTTACAATCAAGAGACGATATAAACAAGCTATTTTAGATTTAGAGTTCAACCTAGATAAATCTCTTATAGACATTATAGATAAAATTTAATAGTAGGAACTATATACTGTGGTTGGTAGACCCTTAAAAAAAATACAATGCGAGAGTTATACAAGAGGAAGCAAATTTACAAAACAATGTCTCTGCAAAGGTTATTTTCAAAAAACTTCAGGTAAGTATCGTTGCAAGTTTCACGGAGGTTTTTCTACTGGACCAACATCACTTGAAGGCAGAATAAAAGCATTAAGGAATTTAAAATTTTTAAAGAACAAAACTGAAGAAGAAGTACAACAATGGATCAAAAGCAAAATAAACGAAGTCTCATACCGGAAGAAACCCTCAACAAAATAATTGAAAGAATAGAACTTGGAGAGCCATTAACTAAAATTTGTAAGGATAAGTCAATGCCATCTTTATCTGTATTTTATAGATATATGAGGAATGACGAGAAACTACAAAATAAGATTAGACAAGCTAGAGAAACTGGTTGCTTTACCATTATTGACAAAATAAACGAAGAATTAGAAACGCCACAAGATAATCAGCATATGATGTGGGTTAGGGAGAAATTGGCTCAATCCAGGTGGTTAGCGTCTAAATTAGCAAATAATACGTTTGGCGATAAAATTAAGCAAGAAGTTAAGCAAGACACAAAATTAATCGTGCAATGGGATATTCCTGAAAATGAGAACAATCTTATTCAAGCTAAAGAAATTGTGGAAGAAGTACCTAAAACACCTATTCAAGAGCTATCAAATAAATAGTTGACATATATCCATATTAGGTGTTGACATATTGTCAATCTTAATGATATAAGCAAATCATTAGGAGGTACTTATGAAAAAACTAAAAGTACAATATAAAATAACTGCTTTGGTTGATTTGTTTTATACTACTGGAGCTGTTAAAATAGAAAAGGTTGCTGAGCTTGGAAAGTTAGCAGACACAAAACAAAGTTTGCTTAATGAGTTTCCTTTCGCTTATAACTTTAAAATCTCTACTGATAGAGTGGAGGTGTCTCAATGAGTAAGTTTGAAAGTATAGATTTAGCACCAAGAAAAGATAAAGAGGTAATTTATCTTTGCACTTGGAATGGTGGAGAGATTGTTCAAATCCATACTGAAAAAACATTAAGAGAAGATTATAAAGGAAGTAATTTATTTACTGCTGAAGCAGATGAGACTTACTTTTCTTGTGGAGATATATCTCTTTTGCTTAAAGAATATTTAAAAGAATCAAAAAAAGATTATTTAGGCGATTCTTTTATTTGTCATAATATGGAAATTGAAAGAATAGTATAATTAATTAAATATATATTAACCTACGAGAGACTAATATCTCTCGTGGGTTTTTTTGTGCCTATTATATTGGTTGAGCTATCTGGTTGGAGTGTGGGTTTGTTCGTATCTGTATGCGAGTGGCACGCTCTCGCACACGTGGGATGGAGTTCTTTTGGTGTGAGCTGCACCGGATTACACTTGGATCACTCTTAAATTATTGAATAAGTATTGATGTATGTGGGTAAGCTGTAGGTATTGTACCTACGACCCATCAAAAACGTAGAAAAAAAGTTTATTTTGGATTGCAAAGGCACCCCTAATACCAAAAAAAGTGGCGCACTTTTATAAAATATATATATCGGGACTTCAAGACACAAACACACACAAACACTATGACTAGACCCAAATGTTCAAAATGTGAAAATAAAGCAGATATTGTAGAAAATAAAATTTACTTCTGTGCAAAATGCTTGTGCAGAATATTAGGATTAAAATGGATATAAAAAACAAATTAATAACAGCAATGGTATTTACCGCAGAGGAGACGGGGGGATTAATAATCCACCTAAACGGATTTGAGGATCAAACCCATGCTAACAAATTTTTAAAAAGATTAATGAAGAATAGCGGCATAGACTATAAATCAATACATGAGCTGTTTGATTTACCAACAATTCACTAAGGAGGGATAATGGATATAAATTTACTTATTCATGAAGCTAAACATTATTGGAGAGATCACAAAAAAGTGGTTATAGGTGTTGCAGCTTTAATAGTAATATTAGCGATTTTATAATGCACGTTAAGATACCCTATACCCCAAGACCCTTACAGGCAAAACTGCATAAGGAATTAGATCAATATAGGTTTGCGGTATTATCGTGCCATCGTAGGTTTGGCAAAAGTGTGGCAATTATTAATCATTTAATAAAAGCTGCACTTACAAACAAACTTAAAAACCCTAGGTTCGCATATATAGCACCTACTTATAAGCAAGCTAAAAGTATCGCTTGGGATTATATGAAGATGTTTGCGGGAGGAATACCAGGGGTTAGGTTTCACGAAACGGAACTAAGATGTGATTTGCCGAATGGCAGCAGAATAACCTTGTTATCTTCTGAACAGCCAGATTCACTAAGGGGATTATTCCTTGACGGAGTTTGTATAGATGAGGTAGCGCAAATAGATCCGAGGTTATGGAACGAAATTATTAGACCAGCGTTATCTGATAGGAAGGGGTTTTGTTATTTTATAGGAACCCCAGCGGGTATGAGTAATATATTTTATGAATTATACCAGCACGCTTTATCAGATGATAAATGGTTAGCTTATACGGCTAAAGCAAGTGAAACAAAAATTATAGACCAAGAAGAGCTAGATGCGGCAAAAGCTCAAATGGGAGATAGTAAGTATAAGCAAGAGTTTGAATGCGATTGGATTGCAAATATTGAAGGTGCAATCTATGGAGATATTATTAAGAATTTAGAAGAGAAAAAGCAATTAACCAAAGTGGGTTATGATCCAGCGTTAATGGTTAATACCGCTTGGGATATTGGCGTAGATGACAGCACGGCTATTATTTTTTTTCAACAATTAGGAAATCAAATAATGGTTATTGATTATTATGAAAATAATCGAGAGGGGTTGCCACATTACGTTCAAATGATAAAAGATAAAGATTATGTTTATGGAGAACATTTTGCTCCCCATGACATAGAAGTTACCGAATTTTCCTCTGGTAAAACCAGAAGGGAAGTTGCTTACCAGCTTGGAGTAAGATTTAAAATTTTACCTAAGATACCTTTAGAAGATGGTATCCACAGTTTAAAAATGGTTCTGCCAAAATGCTGGTTTGATATAGATAGTACAAAACCATTAATTAATGCTTTACGACATCATCATCGTAAGTATAACGAAAAGATGAAGATGTTTAGTAATAAACCAGTTAAGGATTGGTCTAGCCATGCAGCGGATTCCGCAAGATACATGGCTTTAGCAATAACCGAACTACCAAGAGAAAAAGTTGCAGCGCAGAAAACAGCTGTCAATGATTACTTAATACACGGAGAAATATAATATGGGATTTTTAATGCCAAAAGTATCGATGCCGGCTTTACCGCCAGCACCAGCACCTATGCCTAACCCACCTTCTTACGAAGATGCGGATAGAAAAGCAGCCATAGCAGAAAAGGAAAGAAAAATAAGAGCTGCGAGAACGGGAAGAGCATCTACTATTTTAACATCAGCTTCTGGATTAGAAGATGATGAAACATCAACAAAGAAAACTTTATTAGGAGGATAGTATGGGAGGAGTAGCAAGAAGAATAATATCGCCACCAAAACCACCAGCACCCGCACCAGTTTATACGCCAGCTCCAACTAAAGCTGAAGTATCACAAGTACAATCAACCGATGCAAGTGGGATGTTAAGAGGTAAAGGTAGATCATCTACAATATTAACTGGCGCAAAAGGTTTAGGCGACAACGCATTAACAACAACCAAGAAATCATTACTCGGAGGATAGATGGCAGTAGAACCAAAAGCAAAAATGGTTATTGAGAGATATAAAACTCTCAAAGCACAAAGGGTTACTTGGGAAGATCATTGGCAAGATATTGCTGATTATTTTTTACCAAGAAAAGCAAACATAACTATTAAACATACAAAAGGCGATAAAAGGCACGACCAAGTTTATGATGGCACAGCCACACACGCATTAGAATTATTATCAGCTAGTTTAAATGGTATGCTAACCAATACTGTTTCCCCTTGGTTTATATTAAAATTTAGAAATGAAATTATAAGTCAAGATGACGAAGCTAACGAATGGTTAGAAAGCGGTGCAAAAGTTATGCAGCAAGTCTTTGCTAGATCAAACTTCCAACAAGAAATATTTGAATTATACCACGAACTATTAGCGTTTGGTACGTCTGCAATGTTTATTACAGATGATCCTAAAGATGATTTAAGATTTAAAACAATTCACATTTCAGAAATATTTATAACTGAAAATGAAAAAGGATTAGTAGATAGCTTAACTAGAAGATTTCATATTAAAAATAAAAACATTCCATTAATGTACCCAGATGCAGAATTACCAAGATCTATAATAACAGATATTGAAAAAGCACCTTATGATGATGCTGTTATATTACATTCAGTTTATCCTAACGAAGTTAAAATGGGATATGACAATAGTAAAAATATGGATTGGGTATCTTGCCATGTTCACGAAAAAACAAGTACATTGTTAAGAGAAAGCGGATTTAAAGAATTTCCTTATGTCGTTCCAAGATATTTAAAATCTTCTTCAAATGAAGTGTATGGCAGATCGCCAGCAATGAATGCTTTACCAGATACCAAGATGTTAAACACAATGTCTAAAGTTTCAATCAAAGCAGCTCAAAAACAAATTGACCCACCTTTAATGGTTCCTGATGATGGTTTTATTTTACCAATTAGAACTGTTCCTGGTGGATTAAATTTTTATAGATCTGGAACTAGAGAAAGAATTGAACCATTAAATATTGGTAGCAACCAACCTTTAGGTTTGCAAATGGAAGAACAAAGAAGAAAAGCAATTAGAGAAAATTTCTTTGTTGACCAACTAATGACAGTACAGGGTCAAAACATGACGGCAACTGAAGTTATGCAAAGAACTGAAGAGAAGATGAGATTGTTGGGTCCAGTATTAGGAAGATTACAATCTGAATTACTACAACCATTAATTACTAGAGCTTTTAATTTATTACTTAAAAATAATAAATTACCTCAAATGCCAGAAATGTTAGGAGAACAAGATGTTGAAATAGAATATGTTTCTCCTTTAGCCAAAGCTCAAAAGACACAAGAACTTTCATCTATCATGAGAGGAATGGAAATATTTGGTTCAATGCAAAACATTGCACCAGTATTTGATTACATAGACATAGATGGTTTAGTTAATCATGTTCAAGATGTTTTAGGATTACCAGCTAAAATTATGAGATCAAAAGCAGAGGTACAACAAATCCAACAACAAAAACAACAAGCCGAAATGGAGCAAATGCAATTACAACAAGCACAGCAAGTCGCTGAAGCAGCTGGTAAAGTAGCACCCGCTCTAAAGGTGGCTAATGAACAATAATGATTTAAAGCAATTAACTATTGCTTACAAACAAGTTTTTGAATCTGACAATGGTAAAAAAGTATTGGAAGATTTAGAAAAAAGATGCAGCTATCATAGCACTACTCACATTAAAGGAGATAGTCATGAAAGCGCATTTTTAGAAGGAACAAGATCAGTAGTCTTGTTCATTAAAAATATGCTTAACAAAAAAGGAGAATAAAAATGTCAAGCGAAAATCAAGAGGTAGCAGCACCGGTTGAACAACCATCGGTACTGTCTGGAGACCCTAAAACAGAAACTCCACAAGCAACGACAGATTGGAAAGCTAGTCTTTCTGACGAAATAAGATCTGATAAATCTTTAGAAAATATTAAAGATATAGAAGGTTTAGCAAAGTCTTATGTCCACGCACAAAAAATGGTTGGATCGGATAAAATTCCAGTTCCAAACAAATATGCAACAGATAAGGATTGGGATGCAGTTTATGAAAAACTAGGTAGACCAAAATCTGCTGATGGATATAAATATGACTTACCACAAGACAAACAAGTGGATGAGGCATCATTAAAAGAATTTTCAAACCAAGCGCATAAGTTGGGATTATTACCAACGCAAGCTAATGGTGTTGTTAAATTTTATAATGAAATGACAGCTAAGTCTATACAGGATGCTGACAGTAAAGCTCTTGCTGCTAGAGAAAATAGCACAAAGGAACTTAAACAAGAATGGGGTCAAGCATTCGATCAAAAAATTAACCAAGCAGCAACTTTAGCAAAATCAGTTGGTGCTACTGAGCTTTTTGATACTAATTTAGCAGATGGAACTAAACTGGGAGATCATCCGGTTATGATTAAAGCATTTGCAGAATTAGCAAATAAGATGGGAGAAGATACTATAACACAAGCATCTGGACCAGCTTATTTGACACCAAACCAAATCGAAAAGCAAATTGGAGAACTAACGCAAGTTGGTTCAGCTTATTGGGATAAAAACCATATAAACCATCAGGCAGCGGTTGAAGAAGTTTTGGCTTTACGAGAAAAGAAAAATCAAGTATAGCTGAAAATAATTAGGATAATCGAAAGACCCTAGTTGACACTATGAAAGTATAGGTTCCAGAAGAACTAAAATCGAGGAGCGACCCGCAAGGATAATCATCCGATTTAACATAAACACAACCAATCAAGGAGGAACTTATTATGAGTTCACAAATAACTACTTCTTTCGTTGAGCAGTATAGCTCTAATGTTGCTATGCTTTCTCAACAAATGGGAAGTAAATTAAGAGGTTCTGTTGATGTGGAAAAAGTTACTGGGAAAAACGCTTTCTTCGATCAAGTCGGAGTTACAGCTGCTCAATTAAGAACGAGCAGACATGGCGATACACCTCAGATAGACACTCCTCATAGCAGAAGAAGATTGAGCTTGGCTGACTACGAGTGGGCAGACTTAGTTGACGATGTTGACAAAGTTAGAATGCTTGTAGACCCAACTAGCTCATACGCTAGAGCGGCTGCGGCAGCTATGAACAGAGCAATGGATGATGTTATTATTACAGCATTCAACGCTTCTGCGAATACTGGTGTAGCTGGTGGTACATCTACAGCTTTACCTTCTGGACAAAAAACAGCAACTTCAGACCAATCAGATGGTTTGACTATTGCTAAACTTTTGGCTGCGAAGAAAATCTTAGATGATAACGATGTTGACCCTTCATTGAAGAGATACATTGTTTGCGGACCACAACAAATATCAGATCTATTAGGAACAACTCAAGTTACAAGTTCGGATTACAACGTAGTTCGTGCTTTAGCAACTGGAGCTATTAATTCCTACTTAGGATTTGAGTTTATAATGTCAACTAGATTGAACAAG